TGATAAGATTTTATCAGAATGTAACTACCTTAAAAAACAAGGATATAACGAATCTTTAATCAACGAAGGGTTCTTAGAAGTTATGTCTGATTTATTCAATAACGAAGGTCCACAATTTTGGGATAGTGTAAAAACAAAACTATCAGATTACATCTCATCAAAATTTGGTGTTGATAACTGGATGAGAGATAAAATGATTGAAGGTATCGGAAGTGTTGAAATTGATGAAATTCCTTTATTATTTACAGACTGTAGATTCTTAGTTCAGAAGATTACAGATGCAGCCATGGAAGGGTTTAATGAGAATATACCTGTAGAAGGAGGTAGCAATACAGTTCCTGGTATATTCAGACAATCTCTTGATAATGTCGTTGGAGGTGATGACTTTAGAAGGAATTTGGAAGACTCTTTCACTACTGTCGTTTGTCCAGCCATGGGACAAATCAATCAAAACATGGCAAACAAACTTGAGGACTTCAAGAAAACGATGTTCTCATAAACTTTCTAAAAGAAAGGAGGGGTTCTTATCTAAGGAAGGTGTACGAGAGTACACCTTTTTTTTATTAGTACCGCGAGCCGGACTCGAACCGGCACGAACATTACTGTTCAAGGGATTTTCATACCCACTACGACTTTCGTCGCCATATATTATGTTTGGGGTCTGGACTTTCTCTTAACCCTCGTCTTTACGTTAGGGTCCTTCCCGTCAAGTCTCTACACGTTCCCTTTCGGGCTTCGCTCGGGATTACCATTTAACAGGCTTCCCCGAATTTGAGAAGTTCTACATTGAGGATTTCTCCTCAAGCACTCAAATGTTTTTTCCTCTGTATGTGTGTGTTTGTGAGTGACAATTAGGGCAAACTATTCTTAAATTAGAGAATTTATGATTTGTCCTATCTCCATCTATATGGTCAAGTTCTAAAGATAATTTCTCACCTAACCATTCATCAATACCACACACTTCACAGTTTGGTGTCTTTAATCCCTCATCTATGAGACGTTTCCTTAGCTTATTAGTTTGATAATATGGGTGTTTACCTTCAATAATTTCACTTAGTAATATTTTATTACCATTATGTTTTTTATTAATCCCTTTACCTGATTGATTTGGGGAGTAAACACCTAATTCTAACGCTCTTCTTTTTAAAGTGTTAAAATGTATTTTCAAACGACTAGCTGCACGTGACATAGTGAGTTCTTCCTCACAAGCTTTAATGATATCTTCGTTAGTTACTTTCATACTAATAAATATCAAACACTTGTAAAAAAGTCAGACATACAAACTCTTTAAGTCCCTCGTGTCTACCATTTCACCACCGCGGCATAAATTCAAAGAACGTACAATTATGGTTACCCTTAATTGTTATACAAATATACGTTACAAAAAACTCTTTGACAAGTCCTGTTGGAAATCTTCCCAAATATTTTCAACAGTTTCACTAACAACAACAGAAAATACTGTTGGTTTGTAAGGTTTGATTTTTAATTTCATACCAGCTTCTTCAGGAGTTCTATTATCTTTTAAACTATTACACCTACTACAACAAGTAACCATATTCTCCCACGTATTAAGCCCGCCACGAGATTTAGGTAATATATGGTCCAATGTGAGATTCTTTTTAGAGCCACAATATCCACATTCATGACCATCTCGTCTAAATACACGTTTTCTACTTACTTTAACACCTTTTGAACGGTATCTAACGTAGTTTAGTAATCTAATAACTAAAGGACGAACAAAGTTACCAATAGTGGTAATAATATCTTCATCACCTTTTTTTAATATTTCAGCCTTACCCTTATCAACTAAAACAAAACCTCTTCGTAGGGTGGTTACATTTAATGGTGAATAATCTGAATTTAATACAAGAACTGTTTCCATATAGTTTAATTATATCGATTAAATTTAACTTATTTTATATTGTTAGTCAAATGTATATTTATATATAAATAACTAAAATTATGATTTTAAAAAAAGGTTCAAAAGGAAATGAGGTTAAACTTATCCAAGAATTTCTTGGAATTGAAAACGATGGTATTTTCGGACCGGGTACGGAAAGAGCTGTCAAAAATTGGCAAAGGGAAAACGGTTTATTGGCCGATGGTATTGTGGGTCCTGCCACTTGGAACGTTATGGGTATTGTTAGCACTGACAATACAGAAACGACACAGACAACGCCAGAGGGATTAATTATCCATAAAGATTACCTACCTAAGGGTGAATATTTTACGGGTCCTGTGACCCCTGAATATTTGTTTATACACCACACTGCAGGATGGAATAACCCTTATAACACCATACGTAATTGGGCTAATGATAGTAGGGGTAAAATAGCAACAGAGTTTGTCATTGGTGGTCAATCTGTAAAAGGTAATGATGACAAATATGATGGTGAGATTGTTCAAGCATTTCCTCACGGTGGTTATGGTTGGCATTTGGGAACAGGTAACAGTTATATGCATAGAAACTCTGTTGGTATTGAAGTTTGTAACTTTGGATACCTTGAAGAGGGTGGTTACTTTAAATGGGATAATGTAAATAGAAAGAATGTGTGGATTGAAAAGACACCAGGTAAGTTTTACACTTATGTTGGTACTGAGGCTGCAGAATCACAAATTGTTAAGTTGGATAAAGAATTTAGAGGACATCTATATTGGCATAAGTATTCTGACCAATCGTTGTATTCGTTGAAGGAGAACATCCTTTATATTGCAAATAGAGATAATATTAATATTACTGAAGGTTTACCTAAGTGGATTAGAGAAAAAGGCGCAGATGCTTTTGAATATTCTTCAGATGCTAGAAATGGTAAGATTCGAGGACTATTGTCACACACTAATGTTCGAAAGGATAAGGTGGATATGTTCCCACAACAAGAGTTAATGGATATGTTACTTAGTTTATAAAAGAAAATGGGGTCACTGACCCCATTTTTTATTTAACCTTCATGATAAGTGAAGCTGAACCATTCCATTGTACGATTTGACGTTTTGGAATCCAAAATTCGAATTCACCGATTTCGTCAATCTTTTTGGACATGTCGGCTTTGAACTGTTCAACATCGTTTTTTGTTTTTGGGTGTTCAACACCTACGTATTTTGCACATACGGGACCGATACCTGTTACTTGAGACATGTAGTCGGTTAGGGTCTTTCCACAACAACGACAGATACCACCGTTCTCTTTTGTGAGTTTTGCCTTTAGTTTCATCGCTCTGTTTGACATGGTTACGATTTCGGTAACGTCAACCAAGATGGGGTGGAATTCTAAGTTGTTTTCTTCTTTGATGTCACGAGCGATGTTGCGACCCAACTTGATGGTGTTTCCTACCAATTTGATGTTTACCTCTTTTTGAGAGTTCTTTTGAATCTCACGGTCAATAGCTTGGTAACCCGCTTGAACTTGTTTTTCGGTTAGTCTGCGGTATTTCTTGTATTTCTCTTGAAGGTCCAATACGAATTTAGACTCACCTTTGTATTCAACGATTGCTCGAAGGTTAGTAGGTAGTTCTTCTACGTTAATCTCCGTTTGACGTTCTTCTTGGATGATGAGTTTCTCAGCCACTGCAAATTGTTTTGGGGTTAGACGACCGTACTTCATAAGACCTGGTTTTAAACCTTTGATGAAGTCGTTGTTTCCTTCGTAGTTTCTTACTTTTTCTTCGATGTTGATTCCTGTTACTGTCATGATGGTGATGATTAAATGATTACAATACAAAGATAAGCAAAAAAGTTTATTGCACAAAAAATGCCGATTAAAATATCAAACTTTAATCGGCATATAATGGTGGAGGTGGCGGGAATCGAACCCGCGTCTTGCTCAGTCTACCCATAAAGGACTACACGCTTAGGTCAATGTTGATTCTCAACATTCCGAAATATTCAGTTGAATTTTACATCCTCTACTGATAACCGATGTACGACTCGATTTCGGGTTCAGTCGTTTTTCCACCTTTGTAAGGACTTCTGTTCATAGGTTATATGTCCCCCGACCCGCTTCGCTGTTTACGTCTTACGCTACAGTTACTTCTTCAGTGCGTAGAAGACCTACTGCCTGAAGTTTGTCAATAGTGTTGCCACTTAAAAAATTGCCTCCATAGATTAGAGTGATAGGAAACCTCTCACTGCGTGCCCCGTATGACTAACCCTGCCAATCAATACCGGTCACCCCCATTATTATTTCAAAGAACTATTTTACAAATATAAATAGATTTTTTTCTTCTGACAACATATTTATATATAAAATAATTTAATTATGAAAAAATTTATAATTTCAGAAGAGGAAAGAAGTAGAATTCTTTCAATGCATGAATCGGCAACTAAAAGACATTATATAAATGAACAAGCTGCTGAACCAACTTTACCTAAAGGTTTAAAACAAGATAATCCTGATAGTGTAACAATTAAACAAGTTAGGAACGATGGAACAAACTCAATCACATTCAATAAAAATGGTACATTCAAGTCAACCTTACCTATGCAAAGTGGAAATGCTAAATCGACCAGTGGAAGTTGGAAAATTAATTCAAAATCTGGTTCACAGTTTGGTGGTGGTTACATTGACTATTATGTTGGTGGTTATAAAGTATTTAGTCAAGAATTAAATTCAGACATTTCTGGAAATGATGCCTTAAGTGAGTTGATTTCTACAAATAAACCCGCATATGCAAAACTACCCGTTATGACAAAGTTGGCTAATTTAGCCACATCCGATTACACGGTACCAGGACAAGGTGGGGAAGGACAAAGTGCTCAGGTGGCAGGTGCTAAAACACCTGGTTGTCCGGCAGGTTGTATTAAAGACCCTAATTATACGGGCACACCACAAAAATGGGCACCTGTAAATGGGTAATGAGATATTATTTTACATTTATAATAAAAAAAAACCCACATATGTGGGTTTTTTTATTGGTTAAAAACGTCTAAAGAAACTACAAGATACTTTCCAAAATATTTTTGGTCTCTGATTACAAAATTGGTACTCATAACACTAACAGCTCCATAGTTAAAAATATCAGTTAATAATACATCATTATGTAATGGTGAATTTTTCCACAAATCAACAACTAATTTGGCGATAACAATATTCTTAGTGTCTTCATTTTGAAAAGTATCGGGAAGATATGCTAAGTTTTCACCTGAATATGCATACACATTAAAATTAGTAAATCTTTTTACAAAATCGGGTTCCTCAATGAAATTAGGTACATTAACTGTTTGGTCGTGAGTTAACAAACCACTTAATTTCATATAGGTTGATTGATTTTTAGCAACTTTATATACATCATTGTTCCAAACAATTTTGTTAAGACCATTTTCCTGACGATAAAGGTTAACTTCATTTAAAATTGAAATCTCTACACTGCTTTGTGCGTTAACATTTACACTTAAACCAAAAAAAGACACAATGATTATTAATATGTTTTCCATAATTTTCATACAACAAATATAGGGAATAATATTCAATTATCCAAATAGTCAAGTATTTATCTATAATAAAATCAATTACGTTGAGAAGGTTAGGAAAAATACTTGTTGAACAGGCGAATGAAGATAGTGATTTCATGAAACTATTGGCACTATCTAAGGGTAGATTATCTGATAATGAAGTTGAGTTTGATGCCGATTATATCTACGGAGTAAAAGATGGGTATCTTCTTTTTTGGTTTGATGAAGATGAAGACTTTTTAGAAAAGTTTGGTGATTTTGATGAATATGAAGCCAAAGACATCCTTTGGATGTATCACGACCCACACAATTATGAATTTACGGATTACTATTCTGCTGAAGAAGATTGGAAAGAGGGGTATGTTTGGTATAGTTTAAGTCCTGAGAGTAAGAAAGAAATAAAAAAATTATTTAACCTAATTGACATGGATGTAGATGTCGAGTCGGGTTCCGATGAAACAGCTAGAGAAATGAGCAGTCTGATTTCAAATGTGTTTCCTGGATTGGCTGAAAAACTAACTGAGAGATATTATTATGCTAAAGACGGTGCTATTTCTAATGGTATTGAAAATTACATGAGAGGTGAGTTTCTTAACGATTTGTATAGACCATTAAAACTTGAGAGTTGGGGTGATAGTTTCAAAAAACTTAAAATGCCTTTATCACAGCTTATGTTAATCTATTCATTTTCAGGTTCTTTAAATGACAGTATAGATGATGTCTTAGAAAGATACATGTCAACAAGAGGATATAAGATGTTACCTGGTAATCCGAGAGAGGATTACTATAGTTATGAGGACGGTGAATATTTTAACAATGAGTTTCATAAAGAATCGTCTTGGGATATTGAAAAGACAATATCTGATTTAGAAGATGATGAAGAAAAGTTGGAGAATTATAAAAAGTATGCCGAAATTATTAAGTTCGTCAATAAAGTCATTGGATTTAATAAAGAAAAGAACTTAGGAAAAAATCCTGATGGTACTTACACAATGTTAAAAGTTATAGATGTTGAACCTGATACAGGTAAATTAAATGTTGAATTTAGAAAAAAAGAAAATCCGAATACTTGGTCTAGTATGGATTTCAAACGAGGAAAAATCAAACAGTCGACTCTCGGTAATTTAATTAACAATCATCAACTGTTTGATATCTTTGATTAGTACTGTTGAATGTACCTTTTCTGTAGGTGTTCATAAAGGGTGAATATATCATCCTCATCCAAATACACTTCTGTACCGTAGAACTTATCCTGAATCAAGAGTCCTGTAACGTCTTCGACAATTTTTGTAAATTCATTATCGATAACCACTTCTTCATCAAAATCTTCGTAATCATCTTCATCATCTACAGTATTAAACAAGTTACTGTAATCTGAAAAATTTTTGTATGAAGGTACCTCGTATTGGTACTCTTGTTTCTCGTAACCAAACTCACTCACCATTGATAACCCCAAACTAATAGCTCGGTCCACATCGTCCAACACAATAAATTCATTGGTGGTGTGCATGTTGTAATAACCACATGAGAAGTTAATACAAGACACGTCAACCTTTTTCTTGAGTTGTGATACATCTGTGTATGGGTGTGACTGTAAAAGTGGTTCTACAGCCATTGTTTGTGTGAATAGTTTCTTAGTACGTGTAATGAAGTCACCATCTTTTTCGAACAAACGAACTCCCGAGCAAACCTCGGTAATTAGTTGATTCCCTGGTGCGTCATATTGAATGATGTAACCTACATCGTGAAGAAAGGTGGGGTCACACTTGCTAGAACCATGGCAACCAGTCTCTTCAGATACAAAAAACCCTACTTTGACATTCGAGAGTACTCGTAGAAGTTCTAAACAAATGAAGACCCCACACTTATCATCTCCACCAATACCTGTTGGCTGACCTGTTGAGGTTTGTCCAATCAACGATTCATGTTGCGTTCCATCGAACGTCATACCGAAGGTTTTTGGTTTGCTCAACTGTGTTTCTTTCACAACGATTTTGTCTTCGACAATGTTGTGTACGGTATCGGTGTGTGCAACAAACATTGGAAAATAATTCCCTTCAGACAACTCACCTTTCTTTGCGTAAATGTTCATCATCTCATCGCGGTAATAAGTTACCCCTGGCATCGTGTCCAATACTGAACAGATGTGTTCTACCATCATTTCTTCTTGGTACGTTTTTGACGGTACTGAGAGAAGGTTAATAAAGTTGTCTTTTGTTAGTTTATCCATGTCTGTTAATTTGAACTACAAATATAAAACAAATATTTTAATTGACCAAATGTCAAGGGGAATTATTTCCCCTTAACAATGATTTCTTCTTGTCCTTTCATCTGAAGAGAATATTTTGAACCCATTATGATATTCTTCTTAAGAATTTCTTCAGAGATGAGGTCTTCAATTTTCTCTTGAATGGCTCGTTTGATAGGACGTGCTCCGTACTTCTCATCGAATCCAACTTTGGAGATGAAATCTTTCACACCTTTTGTGATGGAGATATCATAACCAATCTTTTTAACTCTTTTGAGAAGTTTGGTAACCTCAATTTCAACAATTTGTTGAACTTGTAGTTCTTTTAGTGGATTGAACACAACAACTTCGTCAACACGATTTAGGAACTCAGGGGTGAAGAAGTTTTTAAGTTCTTTCTCCAACAATACCTTTTTAAGTTCTTCGTCTTTTGACATTTTTGTTGTGGTGTCAAATCCGATTCCTGTTCCGAAGTCTTGAAGTTTTTTAACTCCCAAGTTTGATGTCATGATAATCAAACAGTTTCTGAAGTTAATCTTTCTACCAAAACTATCGGTAAGGTGACCATCGTCTAACAGTTGTAGTAAGAGTGAGAAGATGTCTTTGTTTGCCTTTTCAATCTCATCGAACAATACTACAGAGTAAGGTTTGTTTTTCACTGCTTCTGTTAGTTGTCCACCTTCGTTGTAACCCACATATCCTGGAGGGGAACCAATCAATCTACTCATTGAGTACTTTTCTTGGTATTCAGACATATCCACACGGATTAGTGATTCTTCATCTCCGAAGATTTCTTCAGCCAGACGTTTAGCTAAGTGTGTTTTACCGATACCTGTTGAACCCAAGAAGATGAATGAACCGATTGGACGGTTGGGGTCTTTGATACCCACACGATTTCTACGGATTGCCTTTGAAATCTTTGTTACCGCTTCTGACTGACCAATAACTGATTGGTTAAGGTTGTTCTCCAAGTTCAATAGTGACTCCACTTCATCGGTGTTGAGTTTGGATACTGGAATTTTCGTCATGGTTGATACCACTTCATATACCATCTCCTCAGTCACATTACTACGGTTGGTGTTTTGTTCCTCCTCAAACTTCTTCTTTTCCTCTTCGAGTTTCTTTAGAAGTTTCTTTTCACGGTCACGTAGGTGTGCCGCCTCCTCGTACTTTTGTAGTTTAACTACCTTAATCTTATCCTCTTTGATTTGAGAAGCCTCGGCTTTCAACTCTTCGATAACTTCAGGTAGTTGTACATTGATTTGACTTTTCGCACCCACTTCATCCATTACGTCAATCGCCTTATCAGGAAATTCACGGTCTGTGATGTAACGACCTGCAAGGGTTACACAAGCATCCAACGCCGCGTCAGTGTAGTTCACTTTGTGGTGTTTTTCGTAGAACGGTTTTAGACGGTTAAGGATTTCCAAAGTTTCCTCAGGTGTGGCACCATCTACCATGACCTTTTGGAATCTACGTTCCAATGCTCCGTCTTTTTCGATGTTCTCACGATACTCATCCAATGTGGTTGCTCCGATACATTGGAGTTCACCACGAGCAAGTGCGGGTTTAAAGATGTTTGACGCATCCAATGAACCTGATGAATTACCCGCTCCGATAATCGTATGGATTTCATCAATGAATACGATAATTTCAGGATGGTCATGAAGTTCATCTAAGATTACTTTTAGACGCTCTTCAAATTGTCCACGATATTTTGTTCCTGCGACAATCGATGTCATATCTAATGATACAATACGCTTGTCAGCTAAGTTTGTAGGACAATCACCTTGAAAAATCTTCATTGCCAATCCTTCAACGATTGCAGTTTTACCACAACCAGGTTCACCAATAATGATAGGGTTATTTTTCTTTCTACGTGAGAGAATCTGAGCAATGCGAGCAATTTCGCGGTCTCGCCCAATAACAGGGTCCAATTTACCTTGTTCTGCGAGTTTAATTAAATCTCGTGAGAAGTTATCAAGTACAGGTGTACCTGTTGTCGATACCTCACCTCTACTTTTACGTCCTCCTTTTTCGTTTGGGTCTACTTCTTCAATCATTTTCTTTCTATTAAAGTTTTACTGTACAAATCTAACAAAAATTGTGATATAATCCAATGTTTGTCAAAATGTCTGTTATTTTTTTCTACTACTGACATTTTGTCAGTTATTATATTTATATTTATAAGTGGCACACTTTTATCAGTATTGTCCACAAATAAACATTACAAAGATAATAAACTATTATTAAATAAAAAAACTATGTTTGGAAAAAAAAGAAATTTCAATGACCTGTTTAACATGTTCAACGACATGGACTCAATGTTCAATCAACCCTTTTTCGTAAAAGGTAAAACGAATTCTGAAAGCGGAACCGATGAAAATGGTGAGTGGCATAAAGAAAGTTTTATCTCTGATGATGGTTCCTATTCAGTTACCAGTATCGTTAGAAGTTATGGTAGTTCATCTACAACCTCAAACAATAAAAAGTCATCTACAGAAATCTCTTCATTAAAGAAAGAGATGGAACGTTGTGTTGAGGAACAAAATTATGAAAGAGCTGCCGAGCTTAGAGACCAAATTAAAAAACTCGAAGAAAACGAAGAAAAGATTTCTGAGTTACAAACAAAACTCGATAAAGCAGTTAAAGAACAGAATTTTGAAGATGCTATTAAACTACGAGACCAAATAGGTAAGTTAAAAGGTTAATCAACAAACCCCTCCCACAAAGAGGGGTTTTTTATTTTAATTTTTTTAAAAATTAAAATATTTATCATCATGGGTAGTAAATTAATCATAACCGAAAGTGATAGAAATCATATAAGAAGATTATATGAAAACGGAGATTCAAAACCTTCGAAAAAACATTCATTGATAAATGACCAGGTTGACCCTGATTTTGAAAACTTACAAAGAAATCAATCAAATGAATTTTCCGACACTTTAAGTTATGCTTTAAAATATGATATAGATTTAAAACCAACGGCCTCTAACCCTGAATATCGAGCTACATGGGGAGATATTGGGATTGACCCAAATACCTTACCTCAAAATATTAAATCATTATACCCAATATTTATTCCCGAATTATTATCGGGATTAAAAAAAGGTCAATCTCATAGACTTAAAGACTTATTAGATGTTGTTAAGTTAGTTGAAGAAAGAAGTGGTTTTGATGTTACTGTGACAGGTGGGGTGGATAAATACCATAGAGAAGAAAAACCTAATAGTGGACATAACACAGGAAAAGCCTTAGATTTTGTAATTGATAATAATAGTGATAAAAATCAAGAAACAATAGAAGAGGTTATTGGAAATATTGCAAGTAATGAGCACAAAGATTTATCATTTATAAATGAATACAAAAGAGACACTGGTGGTACGGGTGGTCATTTCCATATAAGTTTTATACCAGAAAAAAATTATTATCATTTTTTTGATGAAGGTTTTAGAAAAGAAGGGGATGAACATTACCAATGTTGTGAAAAGAACCTAAGATTAGAGTTTGGTAAAGAGACGAATTTTAATGGTGCTGTGCGTAATGGTAGAGCAAAAGAACTTATTAAATTACCACCAAAATCGATTGATACTTCTAAACTGAACGTACAAAGTCCAAGAGATATTAAAAAAACGCCTGAATATCTACAAATTCCGGATAATTCAGAAAAGGAACCTTGGTGGAGAAGAAATAAATAGAATCAAATTTCTTATTTTTTAGTAGGGTTTTTTATTTTAACACATTTATTATACTTAATAAAAAAGTATAGTTATGGCAGTAAAAAGTGAAAAAATCGAAGGTAAACAAATCATCAATGAGATTGAATCTAGTAATCTAATTAAGACGGTATATGACACTGGCGAAAAGACGTTAACAGTTACATTCAAAAACGGTGCACAATATCTATATGAAGATGTACCACACTCAGCATATACAAAATTCAGGATGGCAGAATCTCAGGGTAGTTTCTTTAACAAAGAGATATCTAAGAAATACCAATACAAAAAACTTACAAACTAATATTTCTTACTATTTATATAGTAATGGAAAATTTTGATAACATAATTAAGAGTTTTTATGTTAAGGATGAACTCAACCCAAAAATATGGGAGAATCCTGACAATCCTTCTGATGCCAAAATGAAAGAAGATATCAGAAAAAGATTGATGGAGATTGCATATGAGTTTGTTAATTTTTTAGGGTTAGAAATTTTCGTACAAGATGTGACAATGACAGGGTCACTAGCAAATTATAATTGGTCTGAATTCTCTGATGTGGATTTACATATCATGTATGACTTTAATGAGTCAGGTGATAAGAAAGAGTTGGTTCAAGAATTATTTAAAATCAAAAAAACATTATTTAACTCAACACACGATATTACTGTAAAAGGTTATGACGTTGAGTTATACGTACAAGATACTAACGAACCTCACGTATCAAGTGGGGTTTATTCTGTTTTATACAATAAGTGGATTAAAGAACCATCACCAGAAGAGGTAACAATAGATGAAGAAAAACTAAAACAAAAGGTTGACCAATGGAAAGACATCATTGATTTGGTGATTGATGATATTGAAGAAGGTGATGAAGACTTAGATACCGTCATCGAAAAATTAGACAAAGTAAAAGACAAACTTAAAAAATATAGAAGTTGTGGATTAGAAAAAGATGGTGAATATTCGTATGAGAATTTGGTGTTTAAGTTCTTAAGAAGAAACGGATATATTCAAAAACTTTTTGATTTTCAAAACGACATTATGGATAAACGCCTGTCCTTAGAAGGGGAAGAAAACATTTAAGAAAAATCTTAAATATAAAGAAAATTGGAAAAACACAACAATTCGTATATTTATTAATAAAAAATAGTTATGGCAATTACTGGATGTACTGACAATTATTATACGTATGAAATACCATGGAACGCAAGTGGTGATACGGTAACGGCTCCACACCCCGTTTATACAGATGGAAAAAATCAAAATGTTGGGGCACAACAATGTAGTGCAGTTACATTAGGTGGTTTCAGCGGATTAAACAATTAAAAAATTAAATAAAAAAAATAAAATGGCAGATTTAAGACCTATCGGAAGTGAAAAATTAGAAGGTTCAGATAAATTAAGACGTATTATGGAAATAGCCAATTACGGTAAATCTTCTAATCTTAACGAATCATCATCTTCATCAGAATATACAATTCAATTAGCTGATGGAAATTACTATGGTATCGTAAAAGAAAAATCAGGATACATTGTTAAAAGTGGTATCAATGAGTCAGAATTAGACTACATTGACCCAATGAAAAACAGAAAGTATCATAATTCATATTCACAAGCAATGAAGAAAATCAATTTGATTGCAGGTGAATTAAATAGACTTCATGAAAATGTTGAAGGTATTAACCTTATTGGTGAGCAAAAGAAATTTGTTTTGAAAACACCAAAACCAGCTGAACCTGAAGTTGACGCTTCTGTTGAAATGGATGTACCCGCACCTGCTCCTGACGCAGCACCTGAAGGTGGTGAAGAAATGGATATGAGTATGGATGCAGCACCTGAAGGTGGTGAAGAAATGGATATGAGTATGGATATGGACACACCTGAAGGAGGTGAAGAAATGGACATGAGTATGGATATGGACACACCTGAAGGAGGAGATGACGATGAAGAAATGTCATTTAAAACAATTCAAAAATTAACAGGAAAGTTAGGTCAAAAATTAAGAACATTCGACTCATCACAAGGAATGTCTTCTGAAAATATTAAATATGTTTTAAATTCAATTTTATCTGCCTTGGATTTATCAAAACTTACTGAAGAAGATTACGATGATATTATGTCTAAGTTTGAAGAAGATGAAGATGAAATTGACTACGGTGTAGAAGACGAAGCAGACATCGATGTAGAAGCTGGTGATGAAATGATGGACTTAGATATGGACATCGAATCAGACGTTGAACCTGAAATGGGTGAAATGAAAGAATACTTCTATGACGACATGGATTTAGGTGACGGTGAAAAAAGTAAATTTGACCGTGACAGATATGCATTACACCAATATGATGCAGGATGGTTTGATGAAGATGACAGACGAATGGACGATTTTGAAGATTATGATGAAGAGATTGAGTTTGGTCCCGAGGATTATGAAAAATTCCTTGAGTTATCTCCTGAAAATGCGAGATGGAATCCAAAGATGGACAAACATTATTACGACACTCATATGAAAAACCAACATCCTCTTAAACTTCGTATTAAAAGAGCTATGGGTGAAGGCTCTAAATCATATGAAAAAACAATGGATGAAATTTTCTCAGAATCAAAAATCGAAAAAGTATTATCAAAATACTTTGTAGTTTCTGAAGAAGAACAAAAAATGAATAAAGATAGAGATGTAAAAAAATACATCACTGAAAGAGTTAAGAATTCTTTGGTAAGAAAAGAAATCAAAAATCTTTCAGAATCAGTAGAACAAGAATTAACTTCAGATTTTATCATTAAAGAACACAACACTGTTAAGTTCATCGGAAAAACAAACAAAGGTAACTTGGTTTTTGAAGCAGATGGAAAAACAATTAAAGTTTCTTCTAATGGTGAAATCCTATGAAACTAATTTACGTTAACGAACTCGGACCTAATTTCAAGGGAGATAACGTATACGAATTTATCTTCTCCACACAAGAAGATGTATGGGGTGATGATTGGGACGTTGAACCAGCTTCAGGGAGACCAACACCACCCCATATTAATTTTATAGAAAAGGTGGGGGTTTTGAAAAACTCAGGTATAGAGTTAAACTTAATTCAAAACTCTGATTTCTTTTCAGTGTTTGACTCTGTTGAAGGAGTTATCGCTCTCGGATGGGAAGATTCTGATTGCGAAGCCGTAACCGACAAAAAATATACTCGTTTGGTTTTCCATTACGGTGAAAGTGAAAAATCGGTTGCAGATAAATTATATGAACGAGATATAATTCTCAAATGGGAAAAAAGTTTAGTAGAATGAAAACTAATGATATTAGAGTAATAAAATTGATGAAAGAGGGTTTTGCGTTTGAAACCCTTCGTAATTTGAATGAAAGCCAAATCAACATTCTTTATAAAAGAATGATTAAAGAACAGGGTACAGTTACAGTACCTAAAGATACTGAACCAAGTAAAATTGCAGATATTGCAAAACAAGGTACAAATGTACAAGTTGCAGGTGAGGGTGAAGTTTCTGAAGATGATGTTGAACCCTTAAAACCTTATAAAGGACAGCAGACACAAGACCCAAAACAAGTAGGCCCAGATTCTAATGATGGTATGGGTAATTACCAAGACGGTATGGATGAGAGTGAAATTAAAGAAAAATCAGTTTCAAAGCAACAACAAAAAATTATGGGTTTAGCACTATCGGTAAAAAGAGGTGAAACTCCTAAAAGTGAAGTTTCTAAAGAAGTTTTAGATATGGTTGATAGTATGAGTGAAAAAAAATTAGAAGACTTCGCAAGTACTGAACATAAGGGTTTACCAAAAAAAGTTGAAAAAACAAAAAAAGAAAGTTATATTCGTAATGTAAAGATGATTGAAGAATCATTGATTAAGTTAGTTCAAAAACACATTACACCAAGTATGACAAAGAAAGATTTATTGAATTTAGTAGAACAGGGTCCTGGTACAAAGGAAGCACCACCAAAGGTAAAACCAGGTACTAAGGAAAATCCTGGTAAAAAAAGATGGAACCAACCAAAACACACACCAGCACCAAAAGCTAAAAAAGATGATGAAACATTTGCAATGCAATTACCATCATTTTTACATTTTGATAATTTAGATATAACATTTAGTGATGAAAAAAAATCTTAAAGAAGCACCAATTAGTTATGGTGACAGTCCTGAAAGAATGGCACCAGACATACAGAGTAAAATAGAAAAAGGAGAAACACCTTTATCTGATTCACCTGCATTTCCTGAACAGGAAGGTGAAGATAGATTTGAGGAGTTAATTGCATCTAAAAGATTTAAAGATGTTGTTAACAAAGTCAAACAATATACAGGTTTAACAAACGTATCAGGTCAAAATGCTTTTATGCAACTTCAAATGATGTTGATGCAAGCAGTACAAAAGGTAAAGTCCATAGAAAATGGTAATGAGGAATATTTGGAAAATTTAGCTGTAGATTTAGTTAAAAAAGAAATGTCTATTCCTGAGGATAGTTTCCTATTTGATGTTGAACTAATAGGTTCTCCATCACAAATGGATACATCAAAAATGAGAAAACAATCAGAAGAGCCATCTTCAGAAGATATTGAACAAATATTCGGTGTGAGTGAAGATGAGGCTGAAGAAGATTTGGACAACTTCATGGAGGCATTCGATAAGTTTGATATGGAAAAAGCCAAAAGAAGATTTATTAATTCACTTATACAAGGTGCATCTAAAAAGGGTCACTACATGTTTAATTTGGTAGAAGAAGAATTAAATCGTTTGAATCCTGAATTATTAAACTTATATGGTGTGTTAATGTCAATCAATGATTTAATTTATTGGATTATGCCGGATGAGGCGGCACAAATGATGGCTGATTCAGGTCAAGGTGTTGCAGGTTCAGAAGAGATTGATGATAGTACAGACCCACCAACAATTAAAGCTAAGGGTATGTTCTTCCCTGTATTAATACATGAGTTATTAAAAGGTGTATATGAGATTATGGGAACTCACGGATTACCTGATGACCCAAAACAAGCTGAAATGGTTATGGCATCACAAGATACCTTACCATATGAAATATGGGATTTAAGATTAGGTCCTGTTATTTGGGAAAAATTCTTAGAGGTATATCCTGATGAGTTATTTGAAGATGATATGAGAGAAATTCAAAACTATTTATTCTCTCGTTTCTCAGCATTGAGTACTGAACAATTCTTTGAATTGGCTAAAGAAATACTTTCAGGTAGTGAAGATGGTAAAAAGGCGGTTAGAGCCATGGTTGATGAAATCATACAAGAAATTAAAGATGAGGAATACGAAGAATCTATGGGTCAGTTTAGAGATGACGATGAGGATGAAGGTTTTGATTTAGATGATTTCTTAGATGGTTTAGGTATTGGTCCTGCCGAATAAAAAATAAAGTGATGACAATATGGGTTTATCAAGAGAACAGGCAATACTCGAATATGCACGTTGCGTAAAAGATACCCCATACGCTTTAAAGACCTATCTACAAACCTACGATAACACTCAGTCTAAATACGTTCCATTAGAACTATTTCCCGACCAAGTTAGTCTTATTAATGATTATGATACTCATGAGGAAAATATTGCCTTAAAGTATCGTCAGGCGGGTGTATCTACCGTTACCTCAGCATGGGTTTCAAAACGATTAGTAACTGCCCCTAAAACAAAACCAGAAAAGATTCTTATTATTGCTAACAAACTTGATACGTCTCAAGAAATGGCTAATAAGATTCGTTCTTTTGTGGACCAATGGCCGTCATGGTTTGGTATTAGTTTTTCTGCAGAAAAGAATTCACAAAGACACTTTAAATTATCTAATGGGTGTGAGGTAAAAGCTGTTGCAACATCAAAAGATGCACTTCGTGGTTATACTCCTACTATCCTAATATTTGACGAGGCTGCGTTTATTGAAGCGGACAATGACTTCTGGTCTGCCTGTATGGCATCTCTTTCTACGGGAGGTAAAGTAATTGTTATATCTACCCCTAACGGATTTGACCCAATCTATTATTCGATTTACAATCAAGCAGTAAAAAACATGAATGATTTCAAAATCACTGAAATGTTTTGGTACCGTGACCCCCGATATGCCGATGACTTAAAACTTATTAAGGTAAAAGATATTGTTCATTATATGTTAAATCGTGAAGATTATAACGATGATGAGATTATATTAGACTATTCTGATGTGGACCCAATGAAAAGGGACTTCAAAGAAATAAGTAAAAAGTTTGAAGATGGATACAAACCATATTCTACGTGGTTTGAGAAGATGTCAAAGAAATTAAAATTTGACAGACGAAAAATTGCACAGGAATTGGAGTGTAACTTCTTAGGTTCAGGGGATAATGTTATTCCTCAGGTTACTATGGACCGTATGAAGGATAATGATATATGTGAACCTGAAAACAAATTTATGGGTGGTGCTATATGGCAGTGGAAAGAACCTGTTGAAGGTCACAAATATATTATGGGTATTGACGTTTCTCGTGGTGATAGTGAAGACTTTACCACATTTACGATTATAGACTTTGATGAGAGGGAACAAGTCTTAGAATACATCGGAAAGATACCACCTGATGTTGCGGCTGAGGTTGCATTTAAATGGGCGACGATGTATTCGGCATTTATTGTGATTGATATTACTGGTGGTATGGGAGTATCCACGTCTCGTAAACTACAAGAGATGGGATATAAGAATTTATATGTTGATGGGTTAAATGCTGCAGATAAGTGGAAATATAACCCTAAAATTAATGAGAAGATACCTGGATTAAACTTTAATTCAAAACGTGTTCAGATTATCGCATCTTTTGAGGAGGCGTTACGTCACGACTTTAGAGTACGCTCAATGAGATTGTTTAATGAGTTGGGGACCTTTGTTTATGTTAATGGTAGACCTGACCACCAAAAAGGACAACACGATGACCTGATTATGGCGATGGCTATGGCGATATATGTTGGTGAAAGTTCATTTAGTCAATTAGAAAAGGTTACAGAACAGACTAAGGCTATGATTGATAGTTGGGCTGTTTCAACAAATGAGTATAAAAATAAGTCACAAGATTTTAATCCCTCATTACCTGTTATGCCTAATCACAACGTTAATCGTGGTATAAATTCGAACCCAACCAGAAATGATTATGAGAAGTATTTATGGTTATTCGGTAAGTGATATTTAATTTAATTAAATATTTAATACTATTTATGTAAAAAGTATTTGAATGGCAGATAATAATTTAACTATATGGCAGAGGTTGGGTCAAGTATTTGGTCCTGATTCTACGTTGGACCAACAGTCTCCTGTTTATAGGTTTGATAAGAAAGAACTTCTTAAGACACCTAACAAACAAGAGTACGAAAGAGAAAAACTTCAAGCCCAACAATCATTATACTTGGGACAACAATGGACCAAGATTGAAAACAATCTATATACTCAAGCCGTATATTATGAACCAACAAGGTTGGCCTCTTATTATGATTATGAGAGTATGGAATATACTCCTGAAATATCTGCAGCACTTGACATCTACGCAGAAGAATCAACAACAACAAATGAAGATGGATATATATTACAAATTTATTCAGAAAGTAAACGTATTAAATCAGTTCTTGGTGACTTGTTCAACAATAGACTTGATATTAATACTAACTTACCTATGTGGACTCGAAATACTTGTAAGTTTGGAGACAATTTTGTTTACTTAAAATTAGACCCTGAAAAGGGTATCATGGGTGCACAACAACTTCCGAACATTCAGATTGAACGTTTGGAAAGAGGTATGAAGTATTCACCAAACAGTAAGACTACGACTACTACTGAAAACGATGCCTTGAAATTTGTATGGAAAGACAAAGATATGAATTTCAACACATGGGAAATTGCTCACTTTAGATTATTGGGTGATGACCGAAAACTTCCTTATGGTACCTCTATGTTAGAAAAAGCCAGAAGGATTTGGAAACAGTTATTATTAGCTGAGGATGCGATGTTAATTTACAGAACATCAAGAGCACCTGAAAGAAGGGTATTTAAAATATATGTTGGTAATATGGACGACAAAGATGTCGAACCATACGTAAACCGAGTCGCCAACAAGTTTAAAAGAGACCAAATCGTTGACCCGTCAAATGGTAATGTCGATTTAAGATATAACCAAATGGCAGTTGACCAAGACTATTTTATTCCTGTTCGTGACCCTAATGCACCAAACCCAATCGACACACTACCAGGAGCACAAAACTTGGCGGAGATTGCAGATATTGAGTATATTCAGAAAAAACTACTTACAGCACTTCGTGTACCTAAAGCCTTTTTAGGATTTGAAGAAGTTGTTGGAGATGGTAAGAACCTGTCTTTACAGGACATTAGATTTGCTCGTACAATCAATAGAATACAAAAATCTATGATTCAAGAGTTAAATAAAATTGCTATTATTCACCTTTACCTTTTAGGATTTGAGGATGAACTTAACAATTTCACATTAGGACTTACTAATCCATCAACACAAGCCGACCTTCTTAAGGTTGAACAATGGCAAGCTAAGATTCAACTTTACCGTGATGCGACAACAGACCCTGGTAATGGTATCCTACCTGTTTCATCATCTTGGGCTAAGAAACATATTCTTGGATTCTCAGATGAAGAAATTAAATTGGATATTCAGCAACAGAGAATTGAAAAAGCAGTTGCTGCTGAACTTGAAAAGACTGGTGAAGTTATTACTAAGACAGGTATATTCGCTAACATCGATAAGTTATACGGTAACAAACCTGGTGAAGGTGGTAGTGCAACACCTGAGGGTGAAGTAACAGAACCAGCTGACACAGGATTCGGTGACTTAGGTGGTGGTGACTTAGGTGGTGACTTAGGTGGTGACTTGAGTGGTGGTTCTGAACCGGCACCTGATTTAGGTGGTGGAGCAGAAGCGGCACCCGCACCTGAATTAGCACCTGAATCTAAAAAGATGAACGATTTAAATCTTATTTTAGAAGACGATATGATTAACGGTTTAGATACTTTAGATTTATCAAAAGGTAAAAGGTCGTTAAGTGAAATAGATGATAAATTGGGCGAGTTACTGAAATAGTAATATTTATAAAATAAAATAGTATGAAACCTTTCGGAAAAATTAAAACTAAAATTGAAGAGTCTATGGTTAAACTCTATGGTAAACAAGAGTTTAAAAATCATATGATAAATTTCAAAAAGAATATTTTAGAAAACAAAGAAATATCTAAAATTTTTTACATCTATGATGACTTATCATCTAAAAAGGGTTTAGACAAAGAAATTGCCTCAGATTACGTAAATGAGTCTATTGAAGAATTACAAAAATTAATAGATAAAAACACAAAACAAATTACATCATTATCACAGTGGATTGATGGTGTATTATCTGAAGAAATTAATAGTAATTACTCAGACATTGATAATGTTGTTTATAACAACAAATCTATTAAAAACTTAGAGAATGTTTTAGAATCAAAAAGAAATATTAAAAATTTAATTACAACAGTAAAAGAGAATGTTGTAATGAGTGAATCTATTAATATTCCATTATCATCGATGTTAAAAATAGCTTCAAATTCATTTAATAAAGAATTTGAAAATATTAGTGAAGAAGATAAAAAAGAATTAAAAGAACTTTTATCTCTAACAAAAAATGAGGTTAAAGTAAAACACGAAGAATTAAAAGAATCTGTTTTAGGTAAATTAAAAAATAACCTAAATGAATCAACTGATTCTGAAATCACAGAAAAAATTAATTTAACTATTCAAAAGATTTCAGAATCTAAAAGTGATTTAGTATCACTTTATAAACTAACACAATTAAATCAGGGATTATGAAAAAAGTTTTAGAATTCATTAAAAAGGTGTTTGCAATCTGCAAGGACTGGATTAAATCAAATGGTGTTGAAGGAGTATTGGGACTATTAGTAGGTCTTGTTCTTTGGGCTATGGGTTACAAAATTTGGGCTGGTTTCTCATTTGGTGTTTTTGCTACACGTAATTGGGATATCTTAAAGGGTTGGATTTTGTCAAAATTTAAAAACTAAGGTAAAAATTATTTAAAAATTAAAAAGTCCCCAATAGGGGACTTTTTTATGAATCATATTCTTGGTCTCTTAGTTTCTGAATATATTTGGCTTTTTCTAATTTCTTTCTTCTCTTTTGAGATTTTTTTGTAAACTCTTGTCTTTTACGTACCTCGTCCATTTGTTTTGACTTAATGACTTTGTACTTGTACCTTTTTAAGGCTCTATCAATATTTTCTCTTTTTCCTACTTCTATTATAATCATATATGTTAGTTATGATAATAAATATAAACGTTTATATCAAGTTTTGACTTGTAAGGAAAAATATTTTATTATTAATACAAATAAACTAAAGAAATTTAAAAATGAATGAAGAAAGGAAAGACTTCGAAATTAAATGTTTTCGAAAATGCTAAGTGTTTTTATGGTACAGTAGATTCAAAAGAATTAAAATCAATTTACATAGTAATACAATCATGGGTTGAACCCAAAAAAGATGCACTAAATTGGGACCGAGTTGCGGGAAATTTAAAAAGACAAATACAACATAACTTATTAGAATGTGTGGACTTAATCACATTCGATAGAAATTCAATAGTAGATTTAGATTTAAGAACAAGTGGAATTCAACTGGATAAACGTTCATTTATGAATCTTGAAATCACACTCTTTATGAAAAATCAAAATGAAGATTTTAAATCACCAATATTAAAAGAAAAAATTAAAAAGATTGTCACATCAGTTTATAATGATGAATTATACAGTTCTCCTTATTTTTGGTTATCAAAAACCAAAACAAAGAAAGTGTAATATTTATTATAAAACTTTGTTGTGAAAATAGTCATCTCTGAGAAACAATTAAAAAATATACAAAAATCCCTAACTGAAGAAAAAGACCAGTTAGGGGTTTTAAACAATTATATGCCAAGTAAAATGGTATATGAACATGGTAATACTAAAGTTTATTTAAAAGATATAGAATTAGTTGGGGATAATGATGATATATCTATAGAAGCTAAAGTCAATAAGATATTACATGATAATGTTGATGTTAGTGAATTTGCCAAAATATATTCAATAATTGACGGATATACTTCTGATGATTTACCATTAGGTATGTTGATAAAAATATTCATTGTTGAGAATATAGATAATATGGTAAAGAAAGTATTACCTAATAATTTAACTGAGTATGATGTGGTTTTACATCTATATTAAGTAATACTACATATTTATAAAATAAAATACCATGAAGATATTAGGTCCAAACGATTCAGGAAAAGGAATATTAGTAGAATGGGATGCTGGTTATATATCACCAAACGATTCAAGAAACGCAGAAGTTATTAAAGAATCATATGGTCAATTAGACCACTCAAAACCATTCGTTTTTTATGCCGTACTTCAAAAGTTTGATACACCAAACAGAAACGGTCGTATCTATCCTGAAAAAATATTACGTAGAGAAGCTGAGAATTATAAAAAGGCTATTGATAAAGGTTTATCTATTTCAGAATTAAATCACCCTGAATCATCACTTATTGATTTAGACCGTGTGTCTCACCTTATCACTGACATGTGGTGGGAAGGAAATGTGTTGATGGGTAAAATTAAATTACTTACTTCACCAGGTTTCCACGAAAGAGGTGTTGTTTCATGTCCTGGTGATATGGCGGCAAACCTTATGAGACAAGGTGTTACTATGGGTGTATCATCTCGTGGTGTTGGTTCATTAGTTAAAAAAGGTGAACGTAATGAAGTACAAGAAGATTTTGAATTAATTTGTTTTGA